CCCAAATTTGCCCGTCTGCACTAAAACGGAAATCAGGAGAATATTATTCCATGGCACGCAATGGGGTTCAAAAACGTCCGCGGCCTGGTCGGCTGGCTCTGGTTGACCCGGATGGATTGGGGCCGGCTCCGATTGTGCCGGGTGCACGGCCGCCGCCGTTGGATGGGCTGACGGAGAGCGAGGCGGCGCATTGGCGGGCGATTGTGGCGCGGATGCCGGCCGGATGGTTTCTGGCCGAGACGCATGCGGTGCTGGCCGAGTTGTGCCGGATGAGCGCGCGGACGGACGAGGTTGCGGCGGCTTTGGCGCGCTATCGTGGGCGGATCCCGGTGGATCAAAAGCGGTTCACCCGCTACTGCATTTTGGTGCGGATGGAGGTGGCGCTGGCGAAACAGGTCGGCGCTCTCGCGGGCAAATTACGTTTAACCCATCAGTCGCGATATGACAGGACGCAAGCTGCAGACGTCGAGCGCCAGCACTCGATCCGAAGCATCAAGCCTTGGGAAATCGGTCATCAGGTGGATGAGCCAGGCGCTGTATGTGCCGGAGGGGCGTTGGATTGGGACGCCGTTGCGGCTGGCGAGTTGGCAGGCGCAGGAGCTGATGCGGATCTACGACAACCCGGCGGTGACGCGCCGGGCGATCCTGAGCTTCGGGCGCAAGAACGGCAAGACGACGTTGGCGGCGAGCGTGGTGCTGGCGCATCTGGCGGGCCCGCTGCGGCGGCCGAGCCAGCAGATTTACAGCACGGCGCAATCGCGCGACCAGGCGGCGCTGATCTACAAGCTGGCGGCGAAGATGGTGCGGCTGTCGCCGATTCTGAGCGAGGCGCTGATTCTCAAAGATGGGTCTAAGGAGATCATCTTTCGCGAGCTCGATAGTTCCTATCGGGCGCTGTCGGCGGAGGCCTCGACCGCGTATGGGCTGTCGCCCAGCCTGGTGGTGCATGACGAGCTCGGGCAGGTGCGCGGGCCGCGTTATGAGCTTTACGAGGCGCTTGAGACCGCGACCGGGGCGCAGCAGTCGCCGTTGTCATTGATTATCTCGACGCAGGCCGCGACTGATGCTGATCTGCTGTCGGTGCTGATTGACGACGCGCTGGCCGGGCACGATCCGCGAGTGATTTGCCGGCTGTATACGGCGCCGATGGATGCCGATCCGTTTGCGCTCGAGACCATCAGGTTGGCCAATCCGGCGGTGGGGAATTTTCTCAATCCGGCCGAAGTCATGGCGATGGCGGCCGACGCCAAGCGGATGCCGGCGCGCGAGCCGCAGTATCGCAATCTCATTCTCAATCAGCGGGTCGAGGCCTCTTCACCGTTTGTTACGCCGATGCAATGGAAGGGCTGCGGCGAGCCGCCGATGGATCTCGAGGGCCGCGACGTCTATTGCGGACTTGATTTATCAGAGACCGCTGATCTCACCGCGCTGGTGTTGATCGGCGTTGATAGCAGCAATGGCTGCTGGCATGTGCGGCCGACGTTCTGGCTGCCGGGCGAGGGCCTGGCTGACCGGGCGCAGAAGGACCGGGTGCCGTACGACACCTGGCAGGCGCAGGGGTTTCTGCAGACCACGCCGGGCGCCTCGGTCGACTATGATTTCGTGGCGCGGCATTTGTTTGAGCTCACGCGCCGCCATCGCGTGGTCAAGATCGGGTTCGACCGCTGGAACTTCCGCCATCTGCGGCCGTGGCTGCTGCAGGCGGGTTTCAACGAGCAATCAATCAAGGAATTATTCGTCGAGGTCGGCATGGGGTACCAGACCATGTCGCCGGCGATGCGCGATCTGCAGAGCTTGATCCTGGATCGGAAACTACGGCATGGCAATCACCCGGTGCTCAGCATGTGCGCGGCGAACAGCATTGTTGAAAGCGACGCTGCGGGCAATCGCAAACTATCAAAGAAACGGGCGAGCGGGCGCATCGACGGCATGGTCGCGCTACTGGTTGCGCTCGCCACCGCGCCGCTCAACCGGCCAGCGTTCGATGCCGCGGCCATGATTGGCTAGGGCACCATGAACCGAATTATTGATTGGTTGATTGATCGCTGGTTGCAGCGCTGTGTACATCATGGCGACCACGTCGCCGCCGACATCCTTGAAGGTGGTGGCACCGATGCGGTGAAGTATTGCCGCCGCTGCGGCGCTGTTCGACCTGAGTATAGCAGCGAGTGGCGCAGGCCTCGGCCATTATGGTTTCCGGCTTCGGGGAGACTCCGATGACACTCGGTCTTTGCTTTTGGATCCTGATGCTGATCTGGCTGGTGTTCGGCGTGCTGGTGCATTTTACGGTTGTCGCTGGCGTCTACGGCGCAGTCGGCAACAGCTTGTTGTTGTTCGTGTTGTTCATGCTGCTGGGCTGGGCCGTGTTCGGGCCGCCGCTGCATCGGTGAAACGCAAGAGGGGAAGAACATGGCTATCGCCGAAAATGAATTCGCGCACCGGGTGCTGGATCTGTTCGGGCACCTGCTGGCCGCGCGGGTGTCGGCGCTCGCGAGCGCCATCGATCAGGCGCTGCTGAGTGATCCGAGCGGCGCCAGCGTCAGCGACCATGAGATCGTGGCCGCGCTTGAGGCGATGTTGCCGGAGCTGTGGCCGACAGGGGATGAGCATGACGGATAAATCGCAAATCGAATTCGCCGATCCGGGTTATCAGGGCGATGGCCGCAAGCGCCTGGCGCTGAGCTCGGCCGCCAGCATCCGCGAGGCCTGGTGGCATTCGCACCGGCCGGCCGCCGGCAAGCTCTACACCGGCGAGCAGCTGCGGCGCATCCGCGCCCGCATCCGCGCCGCATGGAACGAGCGCGTCGACGTCGGCGGGCCGCCGTCACCCGACAACGCCACTGCCATGGCGGCGTTGCGCCGCGAGGTGATGCGAGTGCGCGCCAACGGCGCCCCGGATCCGGATCCGGACGAAAGCCACGACGATTTCATCGATCGCTGCGTTGACGCGCTCACCGGCGACGACAGCGACCTCGACGAGGATGCTGCCGAAGAGGTCTGCGAGATTGCCTGGGAGGACGCCGATCAGGACCGCAGTGGCGGGCCGGTCATGCACAAGACCCACGCTGCCAAGCCGGAGCGCGGCGCCGGCATGGAATTCATTCTCTCCGACGCCACCCCGGACCGCATGGGCGATGTGATCGAGCCAGCCGGCTGGCGGCTGGAGAACTTCGCCCGCAACCCGATCGCCCTTTTTGGTCACGACAAAGGTTTCGTGATCGGCAAGTGGGCCAACCTGCGCATTGGCACCAACGATCTGCGCGGCGAGCTTGAGCTGGCGCCCAAAGGCGTGAGCCCGCGCATCGATGAGATCCGCAAGCTCATCGACGCCGACATCCTGCGCGCGGTCTCGGTCGGCTTCATTCCGCTCGAACACGAGCCGATCGACCCCAAGGATCCTTGGAATGGCACCCGCTACACCGAGCATGAGTTGGTCGAGACCAGCATCGTAGCGGTGCCGGCCAACCCGAACGCGCTGGCGGTTGCCCGCTCGCTGGCCATTTCACCTTCGACCGTGCGCATGATTTTCGGCGAGCCTGCCGGCAACAACGTCATGCAGCGGGAATTCACCACGCGCCGCGGCGAGCCTGCCGACACAACCGACGCAAAGCCCAAGCCAATCATCATCGGCGAGCATGCCGCGCCCAGCAACAATCAAACGAAAGATATCCCGATGCTGCTATCTCAGCGCATTCAGGCCGCCGAGAAAAACCTCCTTGCACTGCAGGACAATCTCGACGCCAACCTGGCCAAGATCGACGATGCCAATCCTAACGACGAGCAGATGGCCTTGACCGGCGATCTCACCGGCCGCATCGAGCGCGCCAATCGCCACCTGGCGACGCTCAAGGCCGCCGAGGCGCTCAACGGCGCCAACGCCAGGCCGGCCGACGAGCTCGCCCGCGCCGGCGCACCGGCACTCGTGGGCCGCCCGGCCGGCTTGAAGTTCAAGGAAAAGGAAGTGCAGCCGATCGAGTATTTGATTAGGGCTGCGCACGTGCGTTTCCGGTCAAAGGCCGAAGGCATCGCCATCGACGACATGCGTCGCAAGATTTACGGCGAGGACGAAGTGACGCGCGTCATGTGCGACATGGTGCTCAAGGCCGCGTCGGCGCCGGCCATGACGACGGTGCCGGGATGGGCCCAGGAGCTCGTGCGTACGGTCTGGGCGGCGTTCATGGAAGCACTGCTGCCGATGAGCGTCTACCCGCGGCTGGCGGAAAAGGGCCTCGCGCTCACATTCGGCGCCAACGGAAAGATCGTGATTCCAACTCGTAATTTGACGCCGGCCGTATCGGGGTCGTTTGTCGGCGAAGGTGCGCCGATTCCGGTGCGCCAGACCGCGTTTGCGTCGCAAACCTTGGTCCCGAAAAAGATGGCCGTAATCACCACCTGGACCTCCGAGATGTCGGAATATTCCACTCCAGCGATCGAGGGGCTGTTGCGGCAGGCGGTCATGGAGGACACGGCGATCGCGCTCGACACCGTGCTGATGGACGCCAACCCCGCAACTGCCATCCGGCCGCCCGGCCTGCGTTCCTACAACGCCGGCCTTACCGCGAGCGCGGTCGCCGGCAATCCGTTCGCCAACTTGGTCGCCGACTATGCGGCGTTGTATGGCGCGCTGCTGACCGCGACGGCCGGCAACGTCCGCCGGCCGGTGATGATCCTCAATCCGATCCAAGTGCTGCAAGTCAGCCTGATCCAGCCGCCGGCCGCGGCCGCGCCGCTGTTCCCGTTCATCCAGATGACGGACGGTGGCCGTCTGTTGAAGGCCGAGTTGATCGAATCGTCGACCGTGCCGGCCGGCCAGGCATTGCTGGTCGATGCCGCGGACTTCACCACGGCCGGCGAAGAAGGCCCGAGGATGGAAATCAGCGACCAGACCACCCTCCACCTCGAAGACACAGCACCGGCCGACATCGTATCGGGACCGGTCGGCACTCCGGTGCCGGCGACTCCGGTCAAATCCATGTTCCAGACCGATAGCTTGGCCCTGAGGATGATCATGCGCATCAACTGGGTCATGCGGCGGCCGGTTACTGCTTGGATGACCGGCGTGCAGTGGTAAACGATCAAACAAACAGGAGCGTGAAACATGGCCGACACCGCAGCTGACAAGAAGCTCGCCGACGATAAGAAGAAGCTGGCCGAGGCGCACGAGGCGCGCGAGAAAGCCACCGCGGAACGCGAAAAGCACCGCGGC